AGCAGTTTCTCGTCTTCTAGCTGAGTCTCTATCAGCATATTCAGCCTCAAGTTTCGCAAGCTCGCCTTTTTGCTCCATGTCTTTAAGCTCTTGCATAGCTTTGGCACGAGCAGCAGGATCAGGGATTAATCTCTCAACTAACTTTTCACCTATTGGTAATAATCCTGTAAGTAGCTGTAACATCTCTAACTCCTATGATTTATAAAACTTTTTCATTAAGGTACAACCGCCTTCCTTTGTTTCTCTTATAACCCAAGTAAAAGCATCATACCCATTTTGACATTGATAAACACACTTACCCTTTTCGTACCAACTTAATCTACAGTAATACTCCTCTATATGTGACTCTGTTAGTGTTGTTAACATAAAAAATATGCTAATCATTTGCTTGCCTCTTGGATCATGTCGATTAAAAAGTAAATCATACTAATCAAGATAGTTACAAGAATGGTTATTGCACCTCCCATTAGTGTATTATAAAAGAAGGCTTTACGTCTTCGTAACTGCTCGTATACTTCTTTTTCTCTTTTGTCCTTGATTGCTCTACGTTGTTTAATAAACTCTCTGTATCCGTTTATCCCTAAATGACATAATGCACCTGTGTAAAACATACTTTTTATCGCAGCCTCTTGTTCTTCAATTTTTTTCTTTGCTATTAACGAATCAAATGCTTCTGATGTGGCTGACTTCTGATAAGTTATTTTTTTAAAAATACTGGGCTTATCTTCTTCTTGCCCCATCCACTCTTGTAAATCTGAAACTGCACCTGCCCACTTTGATAAAGATTTATAAATGTCCTCCGCTTCTTTGCCAGCTTTTACAACCTTCTTGACAACTGAAAATGCCGTATTCGCTGCGGCAAGTGCGGTAAAAGGATCAAGCACAATTAAGTCACCTCCTCCCACCCAACAGAATTATCAGCTTGGTATGCCGATTCATTCCAATTGTAAAATTTTCCATCATCAGGGTATGTTATGGGGCAATCCCACAAACAAGTGCTTTCATTTAATGTCCAACTCGCATAAGGTCTTGGCGGTATAAAAGCATCTCGTACAGAATCATAAGTAAATCCTCTGCCTGCATAATTTTTTCTAAATGGTGTTCCACCTAATTGATGCACACCCCCTAAAGTGTTGTAGCTAGTTTTTTTCCACAAACTATGCCCATGTAAATTAGTTAAAAAATCTATACCTGCTTGTTCAGATTCAGAACCATCAACAGTAACAACATCATTATTTAATACATGAACACCAATCACATTGTTATTCTCATCTAATTTAGCAAAATGTGCCACTTTAATTCTCCAATTTCAAACCAGTCATATCTTCGCTATCCCCAAAATTACCTTTTAAAAAAGTATTAAAACTTAAACTAACCCTAAGATCAGTTTTAATTTTTTCAACTGCATGAGTTAAAGAAGACGGAAATAAAATTAAACTGTTTTCTTCAACCTCTAACCACCAACTATCCGAATTATACAAATTGTAATTATCTGTTGTAAGTTTTATTTGAGCATAACCATCTTTAAAAAAATGAATTTTATCCTTTTTTACATCAGCCTTTACATAAAAAACACCAGATATAAAAGAGTTAGGGTGGGCGTGTTTATGATGAAACTGATCTTTAGTAGTGTAATTAACCCAACTTTGAGTAATATAAGGTTTTATAGTTTTATTCGGTGCATGAACAGAAACAAAGTATTCATGTAAACATTTTTCTATAAAACATTTTAGTTTAAACATTTCTCTTCTTTTTAAAACTTTATCATTAACACTTGTTGTATTACCTGTATTTTCTTTAGTTTTTAGATTTAACAAAAAATTTAATTCTTCTTTTGAAAGCCCCTTATCTAATTTAAAAATAGCTACAGGTGTAGGAAATAGATTATGAACCCTCATATTAGAAAGTTATAGTTCCATCTCCATTAAATACATAAATAAATTTACCCCCAGAAGTGCTGGCTGTAGGAGAACCTGTAGTAGCACTAGCTACTACTGTCGAGCTTAGTATAACTACACCTGACCCACCTGCCCCAGAATTAGCTTCTGCATGAACTGAACCACCTCCACCACCTGTATTAGCTGTTCCGTTAGCTGGTGCTGTTGGCGAACTGTTATTTGTCATAGTAGTTGGAGCGAATCCACCAGCACCACCACCTCCTCCACCTGCACCAGGAATCCCTACAGCCCTATCTTGTGATTGCCCTGCACCACCACCAGCCCTTGTTACTGAAGAACCAGTAATAGAAGAAGCTAAACCATCTCCTCCCTTCATACCACTTTGTGAATCTTTTAATCCCCCAAAAAACCCTGCTTCGCCTGCACCACCTCCACCACCTTGTCTAAATTTACCAGCGTTAGGTCCACGAGATACTACGTCTTGCAATGTCACCCCACCACTGCCAAGTTCTCCACTTGATCCAGCACCTCCATCAAACCCCTGTACTGGGCTGCTTGTTCGTGAACCACCTGCTAATGTGAAAGCTGAAGATATGGCAGACCCACCTCCAGAACCACCTGTGCGACCAGGAAATGTTCCTCCACCTCCACCACCGCCTCCGCCACCTCCAGTAGAAGTAATTGTAGTTATATCAGAACCTGCGATTGAAGAATCTTCACCATCATTTCCTGTAGTATTAAATACTGTTGGACCGCCAGCCCCTACAGTTATAGTATAAGTTATACCTGCACCTAAAACTAAAGCAGTTTCATTAGTGCCTCCACCACCTGTAGTTTCTCCAGAAACAGAATTTCTATACCCTCCAGCACCACCACCTGCACCTCCATGAGAACCTCCAGCACCACCTCCAGCAATACAAAGGTACTCTACCTCTACAGCACCTCCGCCACCTGCAAAGTTAGTCGCAAATAATTGATGTATGCCTGTCATTTTTTACTCCACATTCCCTGTAATAAAACACCCATTAGGAGAGACAAACAACACGCTTGCTACTCCATGAAAAGACAACGTAACCAGTGCAGTAGATGTTTCTGCTCCTGCTACAAAACAAGAGTTCATTTGACCTGCGGAAAAAGTTGTAACAGCACCAGCAGTTTTACCACCAAAAGAACTATTAACCACTGATAATATATCTCCAGAAACAAATGTATCTGCTGGTAAAACTAATACTTGTGTCGAAGATGCCGTGCCTTTGAGTAAAACATAATTACCTACATCAGTAGCAGCAGCAGAACCTATTTGTGTATCTATAGCCCTTGCTTGTGGGACTTGCCTCAAACTACCATCAGCATCAGATACTCCACCAGTCCCTAATAAAGTACCACCCACTGAAGCATTTTTAACAACTCCTAAATTACCTGTGCTGTTTGCTGTGGCGAATGTAAATTCATCTGTTACTGATAAAGTACCTGTGACAGAAGCATTGCCAGTCACGCCCAAAGAAGCACCTGCTGAGATAGCACCTATTACACTAAACGTACCTTTAGCAGAAGCGTTACCTGTCAACCCTAAAGTACCTCCAGCAGAAATAGCACCTATAACACTTAACACACCACCAGCAGAGATATTACCTGTTACACCTAATGTAGCTCCTACAGAAGCTGCTCCTAGTGAACTAATACTTGCACCTGTTATAGCCGCTGCTCTTAATGTGCCTCCAACAGAAGCAGCACCACCAACATCTAAAGTGGTTGCTATGTCCATAGCACTTGCACTACTAATGGCAGAGGTAACTGCCGAGCCATCAGTGTATACTATCGTTGATCCTCCAGCGGGTACTGTTTGCGTATTAAATAGATTTGTGCCTGCGGCTGTTCCGTTTCTCACTGAAACATCTACAGACAAAGTATTATTTATAAGATAACTTTTTTCAACAGTCGGTAAAAGTAAAACATGACCTGCTGTTCCTGTTCCAATTAAGTTTAAACGATAGTTTCTTCCAGCTTGTAAAGAGTTAGAGTCTGTTAACGTTACGGACGCAGTTGGTGCGTCAGCAGCAAAAGTAACGTCAGTTGTTCTTGCGATAGCCTCTTCAAGGGCAGAAAGATTATCATTTGTTACAGTTCCCCACGCTCCAGAGTTTTCCCCTGTTGCCATGAGTTGAATTTTTAAATCTGGTGATGCTGACGAAGCCATAATATTCTCCTATGCTGCTTCTTTAATTATAGTCCAATTAGGTGTTTGATCTGTATTTATCAAACCCCAAACTAAAACTGTTCCTATTTGTCCAGTTCCAGATACACCCGAAACTGGATTTGATACTTCTCCTATTACTGTAGGATTACCAACACCTCCAATAGCACTTACTTGAGTAACTAAAACATCTGGTGCAATGCTTATAGATACCGATCCTACGTTAGCAGTAGATGAAACTCCAGTTACACTTACTCCTACACCAAAATTAACAACTACCGATCCTAAACTTCCTGTAGCTCCTACACCATCAACTGACACCTCTATTACAGGTGCATTCCATCCCCCTCTGCCCCAAGTTCCAGAACTCCAGCCAGAAAAAGTGGTGCTGGAGGGCATTAAGCTATCCTAATTATTGCTGCTGCACTTGTTGCCGCAGGGAATACAATTGTAAAGTCTCCAGCAGAAGCTGTTTTTGTAGCTCCAAAATCAAGCACACAAACAGCAGCATTAGTTATAGTTGAACCAGCATTGTTGCTTGAGAGTGGTGTTCTGTTGTAAATTAAAGCTCCATCTGCCGCAATAGATACATTGTTAAAAGTTAAATCGGATATATCTACAAATCCAGAGGTAGTTCCTGCTGAAACACCTAAAATAGTTAAAGCTGATCCTGCTGAAGTGTAGTTAGTTCCTACTACTTCTCCACCAGCTACAAAAGCTGTTGTTCCAGCACTTAGTGTTGCCCCAGAAGAATATAAAGCAAGTTTAAACGTACTTGCAGCACTAGCTCCCGTTGGGGCAAATCTATGAACCCCCAATAATAATTCTGTCTTGAAAGAGGTACACATTGCTTGTGTGATTGCCATTTTTAACTCCTATTTATCTAATAATTTAATTAACTCAGGATGCCCCATTTGGTTAAATCTATTTGCCAAAGTAACATTATGACTTCTGATAGCCTCGTGCATATATTGAATCAACACTTGTTTTATATTTCGTTTAAACGCTTCCGCTTGCGCTCTTACTGCTGGATGCGAATCACTACTAATTGATATTATTTTATTTAAAGCTCTTTCTGATATTTCTTCTGGTGTAAATCCTCTATTAGAGGTCGTATGAACCTGCACATCTCCACCCAATAAACTTGCTGCTCCATTACCTATCATTTGACTTCGTACCTCGCTTGTTCTGTTCTGTACATATCTTGACGATTTTTACCTTCACTTAGCTGTTTAAGACCTGCCATAGACTGATTATACTTGTCTGAGTAGGCTTTATAAACATCAGGCTCTCCTTTCATAAAGATATGAGCTTCAATTAAAGTCCCATACAAAAGAACAGAGTCATAATTATCTCCTATCCAAGATGTCCCTGCTGTAACTATAGACTCTGGATAATAAAAGTAATGTAACTCCATAGAATAATTCTCGTCTGGAGTGGGGGCTAGAATGTATGAGTTATTATCAAACAGAGCATAATGAGTTGGTTTCCCAGTATTGTTTGGGTTTGGAAAAGACTCTCTTATATAATTAACATCTTTGTTCAAAAGATAAGAATAATTACTAGACGAATCTATTACTGCCAAAGAAAAATTAGCTAACCAGTCTGCTGGTACTGATAAATATTGATTACCAGATGATAAATTTCCTGTTACATTTTTTCTTAAATTCAAGACTTGAACAGAATTGTATATTTTTTGTTCAGCCTGTTTTATAAACGTATTTATTTGTTCTGTACTAGTTAAAGTTATAGAACTACCTGCACTATCCGTGAAAGAAGTGTCAGGGAAATCATTTTCCACATAACCTTTGACAGTTTCATAAAGCTCTGTGTAATTCATTAAGCCAATCTCTTAGAAGAGTTAGTGCCTTTAGTAGCTGCTCCAGTGCCTCTTGTTTTTAGAGTTTGTGTGCTTGGTATATTGTTAGGATAACCAGCAGTGGCAGGGGGAGGTATCTCAATAGGAGACTTATAAATGCCATTGTATTTACCAGTTTTATCTTTATTCATCTTTTTTTCCTTAGTCTATTGTTACTGTTACATTTCCAAGTTTACTCTTGATAATTAAAACATTTGGATAACCAATCTTATAAGGATCTGCTAATCCAACTGGGTTAAAACCATATTGAAAATTTCTAGACTTGGACTCAGAAAACATGGTTGTGTCTGGTCTAGGATTTTTCAAAGCCTGTGGATCATTGATGGGTTTCATGCCCACCTGTAACTGAGGATGATCCTTCTCAAAGCAATCAGGACAAACCAAAATGTTAACCTTTTTTGTTTTTATTGTTAACTGTCTTAATTGTTTAAGTTTAAAACGAAAACCACATCTATCGCATATCGCAATTGCGAATTTTCCAGCAGCATATTTATTACCCATTAGACTGCCGAAAAAGAGCTTGCTGGAACAACTCTTATTGACGCTTTTTCTCTATCTTCTTCAGATGCCAAATTCCATTGCTCCGCATAATCCTGTTTAAGTGATGCTGATCTGTTTTCAGCACCTGGCACTTTCAAAGACAAATAATACGCAAGTCCTGATATTAAACAATTGTAAAATCTAAAAGGTATTGCCGCAGTATTAACTCCATCTCCAATATCATCCATCCTTTTCATTCTGTAATAAACTAAAGTATAAGTTTCTGCTGTGTCTGGGGCAGGATATAAATTTACTCTTGGTGCTAACACTCCATCTGGCGTGGTCGCACCAGATCTTCTGTCTATATAAATTTGTATGGGTCTACCTGTTGCATTTTTATTTGGAATGGTTGCATATGTAGACACACTTATTCTTGTCAAACTTAAATCAGATTGAGTTGTGCCACTACCTGTTCTAATAACTTGTTCTAATAAATCTATTGTGTCATTTGGCAAATCATACTGAATAGTTCCTGCTGTTAATGCGATAGACCCCTCTTCTATTGTCCATAAATTTACTCCTCGATTCGCCCACTCAATAGTCAAAAGATTTAATGATCTTCTTGCTGTACGAAAATGATAACCAGTTCTAGCTTCTACCCCACAGCGTTCAAACGCTTCTTCTATAATTTCATTTACGTCTGGAGTAAAAGATGTTGTATTAGTGGTAGTCATTTATTTGCCCCTTATGGGTTGCATACCACCCATTCCACCTTTGCCTCCCATTGGCTGTCTTTGTGTCTGAAAAAATGGCTGTTGCGGAGGGGAATACATGGGAGGTTGATATTGATTAAAAAATGGTTGAGAAAAAGATGGTTGTGTATATATCGGTTGAGAAAAAGAAAATGGAGATGGTTGAGAGAAACTTTGTGAAATAGGTTGATAAAAAGACTGTGTAAATCTAGGTTGCGGTTGAAAACTAGAGAAAAATGGTTGTGAAAAAGCAGGTCGTGATCCTGGAAAAGGTCTGCTATGCATCGCAGCGGCTCTAGGCATAAAAGGAGTAAACTCTGGCTCTCGATACCTTGATCGCATAGCTAGATTTTGTCTTGCTATAGCACCACCAAACTCATCTGGATTTAAAAAAGTTCCAGAATCTATTAATTGAGATAGTCTTTGTTGGCTTGGGTCAAATCCCATCTGTTGTCTATATAAATCTCTTGCTCTTGGTAAAAACTCCCCACTTTCTATAGTTGCCCTTCTAAAAGCTCTTGGATCTTGCATTAGGTCTGGACGCACATTTCTATAGTAATCCAACCCTGATAAACGTGGATCTTTGCCTAAGACTTGTTGAAAAGTGCTAAACACAGGGCTTGTTTGTCTAAGCTCTGGGATAGCTCTTTGAAAAAATTGTTCTCTGGTCAATCCACTAGCTCCCTCTTGAGCAGCTTGTGACTCAGGCTCTCTGCCCAAAATGTCCATGTATCTTTGAAAACCCACTGAAGCTGAATCAGGAACAAAAGGTTGATCTAGCTTGGCTTGTTTGTCAGCTTCAGCTTGTAATGCTAAAGCCTGATCCCTTGTTATTATATTTCCAGAAGGATTACGATAAATAGTTTCTGTCCCCCCCATGCCTAAAGGTTTTTCCTC